TGGATGTACTTCGCTCACAATAATTCCGTTCATAGTCACTTGGAGGTGACGATATGGCTAACGCCTACGTATCAACAGGTTCGTCCTCATTAGGAGGAACCGCTGGTTCTGCTGGTTTAGTACAGAAGGCGTATGACCGTCTTCTTGAATTCGCTCTCCGTTCAGAACCACTAATTCGTTCTGTCGCAGATAAGCGTCCAGCAAGACAATCAATCCCAGGTTCAACAGTTGTTCTACAACGTTATGTTGACCTATCTGCTGCAACTACAGCCCTTACTGAGGATGCTGACCCAGATGCAGTAGCAATGTCCACACCAACAACAGTAACCATTACTCTTAATGAGTATGGTAACTCAGTGTTGGTAACACGTGCGTTGGAACTATTCAGCCTTGCTGATGTAGACCCAGCAATCGCAAATATTATCGCATTCAACCTTGCAGATTCTATTGACTCCGTAGCAATGACAACATTGCGCCAGGGTACAAACGTAATCTACTCAGGTTCAACTGCAACTTCAACAGCAACTATTACTGCTGCTGCAACACTATCTTCTGCTAACATCCGCAAGGCTGTTGCAAAATTACGTGCTGCTAAGTCCGTTGCTCGTAAGGGTTCACTATACTGGGCTGGTATCCACCCAGAGGTATCCCACGACCTACGTGCTGAGACAGGTTCAGCAGGATGGTTACTTCCTAACCAATACGGCTCTGCACAAGACCGTATCTGGGCAGGAGAAATTGGTACCTATGAAGGTGCTTATTTTGTAGAGTCTGCACGTCTGTACAATGCTACTGACGGAGCATCTTCTGCACGTAACTACCGTACAATTATCTGTGGACAGCAAGCACTGGCTGAGGCCGTTGCTGAAGAGCCACATGTAGTTATCGGACCAGTAGTTGACAAGTTAATGCGTCACCGCCCAATGGGTTGGTACGGCGTACTTGGCTTTGCACGCTACCGTGAAGAAGCACTATACCGAATCGAATCAGGTTCATCAATCGCTTAATTGATTGACGGTAGGACTAGGGGAAACTCTAGTCTTACAGTAAGTTCATTAAGGAGAACAATGGCAGATTATGTTTTTAAGACACCCACAGTCCGAGAAGGACCAGCGGGTAAGCATAGATTATTTTACTTCTACAAATTAGATAGAGGTATCAGTATAGCCAAGAGTGGTGGAGTATATTCACAAGTTCGCTATGTTGTTGATGAAACAATGGATGATTACCAAGAGTTCTATATTGGTGGACATAATCATATAGTTAATGATGCTATTAAAGCAGCACTAATTGCAGGGGGTATAGGTGTCACGGAAGCAAACTTCACAGCAGTCTGAGTGTGACCATATAAGTAAAGTTATCAGTTGGGACTACGTTCTAAAAGACGGACAAATGGACCAGTATGTATCTTTATATGGTTGTACATTATGTAATTCAACAAGCAAAGAACTTTGGCCAGGTTTTGGAGAAATGAAATCCAAGGCTAATGGTCACAAAATGGGAGACGCTTGGTGTGATTGTTTTGGTTGCAAGGCCAAGACACTTCAGTTAAATTCTGGAGATGCAACAAGAGATATTCCAGACAAAAAATGGAACTCTGAGTTACAAGCCTACAGAGATGCAAAGTCTCAAGGAATACGACCAGCAGGAACTAATCGTCATCAGATAGAAGCAGCACACAAAGCATCAGAGATTTTAGGTACAGCCTACAATGCGGAGACTATGCCTAAAGCAAAAGATATAACCCCAAAAGCCGCAGCCGTTATGAAAGAGATAGGACAAATCTAATGCCAAAAGTAGGAAATAAGAAGTTCCCATACACTGCTAAAGGTAAGGCTGCCGCAAAAAAGGCTGCTTACAAGATGGGTGAAAAAATGGAATCAAAGTCTATGAAAGCCAAAGAGGCTAAAATGGGTATGAAGAGTATGAAGAAGATGGGCAAGAAGAAGTAATATGGCTAATTACCTAGAAAACCTTATGAAAGAAGCGAAGGATTTTAAGAAGGCTTCAAATAAGACTTCAGAAAATTCTTACAAAGGTAGCACCTATCCTCCAAATGATATGGCCGTAGGTGGCAAAGGACGCGAGTATTATAAAGAGCAAGCAAGTGCTGCTCGTCGAGCCCAAGACGCACAATTTGGTCAAATGATTGGTGCTCTTGTTCTAGGTCGTAGTTATGATAACAAGACTGGAAAGCAAGTAAAGAGGAAGTAATGTCGTCGGGTCAACGTAAGCGTCACGACGGATTTAATAAATCAATCATGCGGGACGGCATGGTTGTTATTCTCCGAAAAGATGGACGGGAAAAAACCCGTCTTGACCCAAAGACTAAAGAACCAACTAAGGGGAGCAAATGAAGAAAGCATTCTGGGATAAGAAAAACCCTAAAAAAACTTCTAAGAAATTAACACCATCACAAAAGACTGCTGCTAAGGCTAGAGCCAAGAAGGCTGGTAGACCTTATCCTAATTTAGTAGATAATGCGGCGGTTGCAAGGGGCAAAAAATGACAGCAGCGTGGACACGTAAAGAAGGCAAGAACCCCAAGGGTGGCCTAAATGCGAAGGGCAGAGCATCCTATAAGGGTGGAACCCTCAAACCACCCGTAAAGAGCGGTGATAACCCCCGTAGAGCCTCATTTTTGGCACGTATGGGCGGTATGCCAGGACCAGAACGTAAGCCTAATGGAGAACCAACAAGATTACTTTTATCCCTGCAAGCCTGGGGTGCTAGTTCAAAGGCTGATGCTAAACGTAAAGCCAAAGCAATATCCGCTAGGAATAAGGGAAAGAAATGAAAAAGTTAACTGTTGCTCAAAAATACAAAGACCTTAAAAAGCAAACTGAATCTGCTGGTATGAAGGTAACTGAGAAAAAGGGCAAGTTAGTAGTAAGCCGTAAAAAGAAAAAGAAATAAGGTCTGGGGGGACTATGCAAGAGACAGTATCAATCGCTTGGTGCGATAATGGTATGGTAGATGGTAAGTTTATGCAAGGTGTTACAGATGTAATGCTTCACTCAGGAATTAAATTTGCTACTACCCTACGAAGTCAAGGTAATCAAATAGGTAGACAGCGTGAGACTGCAGTTAATTACTGGTATGATAACAATAAGTCTGACTGGCTATTATGGGTAGATTCAGATGTAGTTTTAAGTCCTGAAGTATTTTTAAAGTTATGGAAGAAGAAAGATGCTTTAACTAAGCCACTTCTTACGGGCGTATACTTTACTACAGATACTCCAGAAGAGCCATTAATGATTCCAATGCCAACTGTATTTGAATTTGTTAATGAAGAGAACAGCGTAGGTATTAAACGTATTCATCCACTTCCAGAAAACCAATTCCTTAAAGTTGGTGCTGCTGGTATGGGATTCGTTTTAATGCACCGAAGTGTTGTAGATAAAATTAAGGAAGCAGTGCCTGGAGCACCACTCTTTACTGAGATAGGTGTTAATAAATCATTCATGGGAGAAGATATATACTTCTTTGCTCTATGTGATAAGGCAGATGTTCCAGTGTGGTGTGATACCTCAGCGGTTGTCCCACATATGAAACGCTTTTCATTCGATGAACATTATTACAAGGCATTCTTTGGCAAGTCTAAAGAAGGGCCTAAGTCAAAACTTATCACTCCTGATAAGAAAATCATTACACCTAGATAGGATAAACAATGCCAACAGGTACCGCAGGTAGCACTCTATGTGCTGAATTAAATCGCCTAGCCAATGGTGGAACTTACCCAGCAAGAACAGCATTTAAAGATGAACAGGGTGCTGCTAATGCTTGGGCTAGCACATCAGGACTTGGAATAATTGGAGCCTTGAATCAAAAGGCAAGTGCTGGTAGAGCACCATCTGCGTACAAAGATTTAAATGGTATCTGTAATGAACTTGCTGGAACTACTGGCAAATCGGCAATTGACGCATTAAGGAGCATAGCCTCTTGACAACTACATTACTTGACTTAATCAATGAGGTGCAAATTAACCTTGCTGGTTATACCTATCAACAGGATAGGGCAACACACTTAACTGCTGCTGTTACTACCACCACATCATCATCCGCATCCCCTACAGTATTGTCCGTAGGCTCAACCGATAACCTTGGTAAAGGTATTATTGAAATTGATGAAGAATTAATGTGGATAGATTCATTTGACCGTGTTGCTAATACAGCAAATGTATCTCCATATGGTCGTGGTTATTTAGGTACTACTGCTGCTACGCATACATTAGATACTAAAGTTACATTATCTCCTACTTTTCCACGTTATGTAATTAAAAGGGCTATTAACGACACAATTAATGCTGTTGGTTCTAGTATCTATTCCGCTAAAGTAACTACCTTTACATTTAACCCAGCACAAACTACCTATGATTTTGATGGATTAAACATCCAAAACATCCTTACAATTATGTGGCAATCAGTTGGGCCATCTCAAGAGTGGATTCCTGTGCGTCGCTGGTCTTGGGACTCTAAGGCAGATGCTACAGCGTTTGGTGCTACATCTCAGACAGTAACCATTGGAGACTACATTACTCCAGGTAGAACTGTTAAGGTTGTATACTCTACAGACCCAACATCATTTTCAGATTTAGCAACAATCGCACTAACTAATGCACAAGTTTTTGAAACAGTATCAGGGCTTCCAAGTTCCTGTAAAGATGTAATTGTTCTTGGTGCTTCTTATCGTTTGCTTACATACCTTGACCCTGCACGTGCTGGCCAAGTTAGTCCACAAGCAGACGAAACAGATAGTAAGCGTCCTTATGGTGCTTCACAAACTGCAACAAAACAACTATACGCCCTATATACACAGCGTCTTAATGAGGAAACTCAAAGACAGCAAACGCAGTATCCAATCCGCGCCCACTACAGCCGATAGGTAAATAAATGACAACACGCAAATACTCCTCACGCTCACAACAGACCACATTATCTGCTGCCATAGATTCAAGTACTGGTAGTATACCAGTCGTTTCTGGAACATCTATAATGGGTGGTAAAACATTATCGGCAACTGAATATTTTACAGTTGTAATCGACCCAGATACGGCTCTTGAAGAAATTGTAGATGTGTACAGTTATTCTTCTGGCAATACTCTTACTGCATTACGAGGTAGGGATGGTTCTACTGGCGTAATCCACTCTGCTGGAGCAGTAGTACGGCATATGGCAATTGGTAGAGATTACCAAGAATCCAATGACCACATTAAAAATGAAACAACTGCACACGGAATTACTCTTGCTAACGTTACTCTTTCATCTGGCACAGGCAATGTATCAACTACAATGCTTGCGGCTAATGCAGTAACTACTGCAAAAATTACAGATGCAAATGTAACTACAGCAAAGATTGCAGATTCCGCTGTCACATCTGCTAAAATTGCTGACCTTACAATTGCCACTGGAGACATTGCAGACTCTGCCATTACAAGTGGTAAGATTGCTACTGGCGCAGTAGGAACAACTAAGATTGATGACCTATCTATCACAGAAGGAAAGATAGTATCTTCAGCCGTAACTGCTGCCAAGATTGCAACAGATGCTGTAACTACAGCCAAAATTTTAGATTCAAATGTTACTACCGCAAAGATTGCAGATAGTGCTATTACCTCCGCAAAGATAGCGGATGCAACTATTGCTACTGGCGACATAGCAGATAACGCTATTACTTCGGCTAAGATTGCTGACGGCACCATTGTTGCTGGTGATATAGCAGACGGAGCAATTACATCTGCTAAAATTCTAAACGGAACTATTGAAAATGCTGATATTAGTGCTTCTGCTGGTATTACTTACGGCAAGTTAAGCCTTGGTGGAACTATTACTTCTGCTGACTTGGTGGATGGAACTATCGTAGCCACAGATATTGCAGATGGAACTATTACTGCAGCCAAGATGGTTACTGACCCATATGCTCGTGCTAACCATACTGGTACACAATTAGCAGCAACTGTCTCAGACTTTGATACACAAGTAAGAACATCTCGCTTAGACCAGATGGCTGCACCTACTGGCTCAGTATCTGCTAATAGTCAGAAGATTACTAACCTTGCTACTCCAACCGCTAACACAGATGCATCAACTAAACTTTATGTAGATACAAAGGTAGCAGACCTTGTTAACTCAGCACCATCTACACTTGATACTCTTGGTGAAATTGCAACAGCAATCCAAGCAGGTGGAACTGTCTATGATTCATTTGTATTAAAAGCAGGAAGCACAATGACTGGCAACTTAACCCTTGCTGGTGCTCCTTCATCTAACCTACACGCTGCTACTAAGTTGTATGTAGATGATGTGGCTGGTTCTGCTACTGCTGCTGCAGCCTCTGCTGCTGCTGCTGCTGCAACCTATGACAACTTTGATGATAGATACCTAGGCGCTAAAGCATCTGCTCCATCTGTAGACAATGATGGCAATGCATTAATTGAAGGCGCTTTATATTGGAACTCAACATCTGACGCTATGTTTGCTTGGACAGGTTCTGCTTGGGGTTCAATCTCTTCAACTGCAGACATCTTCCGTTTCCGTTATACAGCATCAGGTGGAGAAACATCTAAGTCAGGTGTAGACGATAATGGTGTAACACTTTCTTATCTACCAGGTAAGGAGCAGGTATATCTAAACGGTGTACTTCTTGTTAGAAGCACAGATTATGTAGCAACTAATGGAAGCAGCATTGCCTCTCTTGCAGCGTTGGCTTCTGGAGATATTCTTGAAATTATTACCTTTACAGCATTTGATTTAGCAACTTCAATTTCTAATACACTCTTTGATGCTAAGGGAGATATCTTAGTAGCAACTGCTGCTGACACCCCTGGTAAACTAACAGTTGGCACTAACGGATATGTCCTCAAGGCTAACTCAGCAACAGCAACAGGATTGGAGTGGGGCGCATATGACCCACTTCCTAGCCAGACATCAAACTCTGGAAAATATCTAACAACAAATGGCTCCTCAACATCTTGGGGAACAGTAAGCCAAGTACCATCTCAAACAGGTAGTGCTGGTTTATATTTAACAACAGATGGAAGCGCTGCTTCCTGGGCTGCAGTTAGCGCAGGAGTAAGTACTGCTAAAGTCTACTTTATGAGAGGATAACAAATGGCAAGTGGATTTCTAGGAAAGTCTGACGCCGCTGCTGCAACTTGGACAAACATCTACACGGTGCCAACCAGTAAGGTAGCAAGCATTACTATAAACGCAGTTGATAGAGATGGAACACCAAGCAGTATTGACATTGCAATATCAACATCATCAACTTCAGGTGGAATTGCACTAAGTGAATATATAGAATTTGGTGCTATTTTAACAGGAGTTGGTTCTACTTTAGAGCGAACTGGAATTGTTACAGATGCCACTAATGGCAAATATGTATGGGTTCGTTCATCATCAGCAAACGTTTCATTTCAAGTCTATGGATATGAGGAATAATAATGGGTAAAAATTTAACAACAACAGCAGCACCTCGTGTTTCTGCACCACAGCGTTATTTTGGTTCAGGCAACATTCAAGTATTTCCTGCATCAGGTACATTTACTACTCCAGCAGGAGTAAATGCTCTTCGTGTGCGTGTGTGGGGTGGTGGTGGTTCAGGCGCAACCGCTACTGGCAATGGTAAAGCAATGGGTGGTGCTGGAGGTGGTTACTCAGAAAAAATAATTCTATCTCCAAATTCTACATATACAGTTACCGTTGGCGCAGGTGGACTTGCACTTATATATAAATCTAATACGGCTGGCAATGCTGGTGGTACATCTAGTTTTGGTTCTGCTTGTTCTGCAACAGGCGGTGCTGGTGGTGGTATAACAAATTCAATTGGTACTTCACTTACTAATAGTGGCGGTGCTGGAACTGGCGGAGATTTCAATTATACTGGAGGTTCTGGTGGTGGTATAACAATTACATCTGGTCCAAGTCCTTTTTACTTCTCAACTGGTGGCGGTTCTGCTGCTGGCCCTTGGGGTAATGGTTTTGCTGGTGGAACAATTAGCGGAACTTACGCAGCATCCGTTTCTAAAATGACTACTGGTGGTGGAGGAATTGGCGGTATTGGTGGAGATATTAGTAATACAAATACTAATAATAATATAGAGCAAATGGCAACCGCTGGTGGCGGTAGCGGTGGTCCTGCTGGGTCTTTTATTAATACGGCTACCTTTGGCACATTTAATAAATATAATAACTTTTTTGCTGGTCCAGATATATACGGAAATATGTTGACCTTTAGTTCAAATACAACTAGCACTGTATCTGCAGAAAGTGGTAAAACAAACGTTACAAATATTGTTCCACGATATGTTGGAGAAATTGTTAACGGTGGTGGCGGTCTTGGTGTAGTAACCGCTACTACAAATATTAATGGTGGCAATGGTGGCGCAGGTGGTGGCGGAGGTGCTTTATATTCTTCCTTAGCAACTAACAATTCTTGCAAAGCAGGAAGTGGTGGAGCATTTGGCGGTGGCGGTGGTCTCTGGATGGAGTCTACTACAAGTGGTTGTGCAGGTGGGTCTGCTGGTCACGGTGGAATAGCCGCAGGTGGTGGTGGTGTTTGGTACAGTACTAATGACCCTGCAACATCAGGTCAAGGTGGTAACGGTCTAGTAGTAGTTGAGTGGTAATTTAACTCTAAATAATTATCCTGAGCAAGATAACAAACTGCTCAACTAATTTTCTAAACAAGGAGAACCAATGAGTAAAGCACGTGACCTAGCCAACGCAGGTACAGCACTAGGAGCAGTAACTGCTACTGAACTAGGATATGTAGATGGTGTTACCTCTGCTATCCAAACACAGTTAGACGGCAAGCAGGCAATTAATGCTAACGTATCTACAACTGAACTTGGATATTTAGATGGTGTTACCTCTGCTATCCAGACACAGTTAGATGCAAAGACTGCAAAGTCTACCCTTACAACTACAGGTGATATTTACTATGCATCTGGTGCTAATACTCCAGCCAGACTCGGCATTGGTAGCAGCGCACAGGTGCTCACAGTTGCATCGGGAGTTCCTAGTTGGGCTACACCTGCTGCTGCAGGCAGTTGGACTCTTATTAGCGAACAAAGTCCTTCTGCAGTTAGTAGTGTTAATTTTACTTCTATTGCTGCAACTTATAAACATCTTATGCTTGAATGGATTGGTGTTACTCATAGCGTTACTGGTGATTCTTTTTGCGTCCGCATAAATAGTGATTCTGGCGCAAATTATAGTACACACTATAGAAATGCAAGTGGTCAAATAAGTAGAGATAACGCTGGCACACAAATATCTTGTTCAAATGGCCAAGGCTCCACAGTTGCTAGTTTTGGTTATGGCGCGACAACTGCTAATTTTGACCAAGCAGCAATTGGAAAGGTATTCTTTTATGATTATTATGATACTACAAAATACAAACATATGGAATGGGATAGTTCTTACACGGCAACAGGTATAAGCCAATATGGCAGTTCAGGTAGAAGCGTTTGGCGTTCTACTTCTGCTATTACATCTATTAATATTACAAGAGTATCTGGTACAACAGCAACTCTTTCAACTACTACTGGTGGTTACATTAGATTATGGGGTTCTGTATAATGAAATTAGTTATTAACTGTGAAACTTTAGAAGAAACACTTGTAGAACTTACTCAAGAAGAACTTGACCAGGAAGCATCAGATACAGCAAATGCTTTATTACTTCAAGCAGCAGAAGCAGCCAAGGCTGCCGAGAAAGCAGCACTACTAGAACGACTAGGCATCACTGCTGACGAAGCAAAACTACTGCTCGGCTAATGTGTAAAGACTGCGGTAACTGTTCTAAAACAAATACATTTAATTAAGGAGCACTGTGGCTGGTCGTGATATAACCGAAGGTGATAGTAATGTCTGGGCCTTATCAGGCGATGGATTACCTATTGCTCGCGGTATCGCAGATGTTGGTATTACATCTTCAAACGCATATTGGCAGAATACATCTGACTCATATGATATAGCACTTGGCGGACAGCCATTTTTCTATGCCATAAATGATGCACGTCCATACATTAGACAGACTGCACCTTATAGAAAAGAACAGTTTGATAATGGTAAAGAGCCAGGTGAGCAATCACTTACTGGCTGGTGGCTACGTTCTCAGTCATCATTCCACTCTGGTTCAGGCATAAAGTTTTATGACCCATCTGCTGGTGAAATTGTCGACCATAGATTTACAGATAGCAAAGGTGTTAATGTTTGGACTAAGGGACAAGTAACCTTACTTAAAGACACCGCTACTACGCACTACACATCTGGTCCAATACAGACCAATGGTAAACCATTCCAGATTGCTCGTTCAATCCGATATGGCACAACTAATGGCGTATTGCTTTGGGATGAATATGATGTAGATAAGATTGCAGAAGATGGAACAGTTACACATTTCTTAGATTACAATAGTGGAACTGACTATGCAGTTAATGCTATATGTGACGACGGAACCTATGCTTACTGGATTACCAATGTTTTAAATACTGGAACCCCGAGATTACGTGTATATAAGAAACTATTAACTGGCGTTTCTGGTGCTGGCGATACGCTTATGATTAGCGACAATGGTATTACTGTGACTAATGCAGTAATGGAATATGTCAAAGACCGTATTGTTATGTGTATTAACAATAAGATATACGAAATATCATCATCTGCAACTACCCTTCCAAGTCCTGTGTATACACACAGTGATACTGATATTGTTTTCTCAAGCATTACTGCTTCTGGTCCAGCCATTTACGTAGCAGGTTATAGTGGTACCCAGTCAAGCATATTTAAATTTACTCTTAACACCGCTGGTGTTATGCCAACTCTTACTACTGCTATTACTGCAGCAGAAATGCCAGTTGGAGAAATCATCCATAGAATTTTTTACTACCTAGGTTATATGATGATAGGGACCAATAAGGGAATCCGTGCAGCAGTTGTCTCAGACCAAGACGGCTCCATTAATTATGGTCCACTCATTGTGGAAACTACTCAGCCTTGCTATGACTTTGCTGCACGAGATAGATTTGTCTGGTGTGCAACTGGCGTAGATGGAGCACCAGGAGTTATTCGCATTGACCTTGGTAACGAGATAGAGACTTTACGCTTTGCTTATGCTAATGACTTATATGTTAGTGGTACAACTGGGTATAGCACAACAACTTGTGCATTTGCTGGTACAACAAACCGATTAGTATTTGCTACTACAGCAATTAATGCTGGCTCAGTAAGCAATAAAGCACGTACAACTACTGTAGCAACCTTAACTACATCTGCAGCACACGGCCTAGCCGTTGGTGATTCTGTATGGGTAGAAGGTGTTGATGCTGCACTTAATGGTCAGTATACAGTTACTGCTGTACCGACTACTACAACATTTACCTATACAACAGCAACAAGTGGAACAATAGCATCTGCTGCCGTATCGCCTGTTGGTAAGGTTAATAAAGTAGGTAGCATTAATATCGAAGCAAGTGCAACATTGGCATCTACTGGCTACATCACTAGTGGTTACATTCGCTATGGAACATTAGAGCCTAAGAACTTCAAGCGTTTACTTGCTCGTGGAGACTTTACTAAAGGTTCACTAGTACTTGAAACTGTAGATAAAGACGGTGTAGAGTATGACCACATCACCTACGAAGCAGGCGTAACTGCAGTTGAAGTAGGTACATCTAATCCTGATACAGCGCAAGAATATGTAGCCTATAAGTTTGTTCTTAATCGTGATGCTACAACTACCAGTTCAGGTCCAATATTTAAAGGCTATCAAGCCAAGGCAACTATTGCTACGCCTCGTCAGAGACAAATGAGATTTCCTGTTTATTGTTTTGATATTGAAACAGATAGATACAATGTAGTATCTGGCTATGAAGGCAAAGCATTTAGAAGATTGCAACTTCTTGAAAGTGTTGAAGAAGGTGGCGATGTTGTTACCTGGCAGGACCTTACTACTGGCGAAAGTCGTCAAGTAGTTATTGAGCAAATATCATTCACACGCATGACTCCACCAGATAAAAGATTTGATGGCTTCGGAGGCGTAATTGAGATTACGATTAGGACAGTATAATGACACCGAATGAATGGGCTGGTCTAGCACTAGCAATAAGCACTTTAGTTGGCTCCTTTGCCTTGATGGTACGGTGGCTAGTTAAACATTATCTTGAAGAATTAAAACCAAACGGGGGCAGTTCGGTAAAAGACCAAGTCAATAGATTGGAAGCCCGCGTTGACCAAATTTATCTGCTCCTTAGTAATAGGGATTAGCCTACTCTTAATACCACAAGTAGCCTATGCTGATGAAGTACTTATTGAATTAAATTCTGAGATTGCTTATGTAGATACAGTAGTAGAGGTAACAACTCCTACTGAATATGTAATTGAAACAACCACTGGTCCTAGATTTGAAATCTCGCCTGCTGGTATAAATACAGAGCGAGTTGCTTGGGTAGATTCTTGGATACAATTACGCCAAGGCGAAGTAGTTCTTAGACAAGATGATGATAGTAATCATAATAGTCAAACTAATTACTATGCATCTAAACTTACAGGTACATTAAATACAGGTAGTTATACTATCCGTGCTACATCTTATGATTACATAGTTGCAGGACAAAGACCTATTGGTACTTATACTTTAAGTAGTAACTTAATTAATCTTCCAGCGATAGAGCCCGAGCCTATCCCAGAACCAGAACCTATTCCAGAGCCAGAGCCAATACCACCTACTATCCCTGAGCCTGTAGCACCACCTATAATTATTGATTACCAACCAGAGCCAGTACCTGAGCCTCCTGCGGAAGCAGAAGAACCTCCAGTACCTGCTGAAGAACCTCCTGCTGAGGTAGAGCCTGCTCCAGAAGAGGCAGAAGAACCACCTGCAGTTATCGAGGAACCACCTGTTGAAGAAGAAGCACCCCCTGCTGAAGCAGAGGAGCCACCTACTCCAGTTGAGGAAGCACCTCCTGTAGTTACTGAAGATTCAACACCCGAAGAAGTAGAAGCAGCAGTAGAAGCAATTATTGAAGCAGCAAATGGCGAAGCCGTTACTGCTGAGGCTATACAAGAAGCAGGACTTACTCTTGAAGACTTACCATCTGAAACTCCAGTAGAAGTCCGTACTGATGACAATGGTAACGCAGTTGTAATCACAGCAGAAATTGCTATTGCATTACAGATATTAGAATCACCTGCTGAATTAGTAAGTGCAATTTTTAATAACCCAGGGCAAGTCTTAACAGCCGTAGCAAATATTGGTGCTGATATGTCCGACGAAGAAAGAACAGAGTCAGAGTCAGTTATTGTTGCATCTGTTATTGCTGGACAGGCCGCTGTTAATGCAGCATCTATGGCCGCTAATGCAGCAACAAGAATACCATCAACGCCGAGTACTCCTGCGGGAGGACCTATTGCTGGTAATGATAAGCCTAAGTCAACAAGAAGGAGAAAACCTTGAAGATATTTAAAGATATGATTGACCAACTATGGACACTCCTAGGTATGTTTATTGCCTGGGTTGTACTAGATGGTTCAGCAAAAACAGTAGTTGGCTATGCAATCGTGGGAACATTGGTTGTCTGGGCAGTTACTTACCCTCTACGAAACCCTAAGGACGATGATGAGTAATGTAGTAGATGTAGCCAAGTCTCAACTTGGATACCAAGAAGTAGGAACAAGAAATGACAGTATGTACGGCAAGTGGTATGGATTAAATTACAATCCTTGGTGTGCAATGTTTGTATCTTGGTGCTTTGACCAAGCAGGATTAGTAGCCACAGTAGCAGCCCAAACTAAAAAAGGATTTGCTTCTTGTGATGCAGGATTAAAATGGTTTGCTAAAAAAGGAAAGATAGTTCCAGTTGGCAAAGCACAACCTGGAGATATAGTTTTCTT